ACTCCCACCTGACGACCCCTTTCTGGCGGGCGTGGCGGATGGTGATCTCGTTGGCAAACTGGTCGGCGTGGTCCTTGAGGCCGGCGCGGCCGCGGCGTTTGGTCAGGGCGAACTTGAAGATGGGTTCGTCGCCTTGGCAGCGCTGAAGGCAGGCGACCTCGCGGGCCCAGTTCGTGAGCTCAGAGGAGCCGGAGCCGGCGTAAGCCAGGTCGGAAACCGTCTGACCCTCCTTGTCCTTGGCCGAGCGGGGCTTCGTCGTGTGATGCACGGCCATGAAGACGGCGCCGGTCTCTTCGAGGACGGGGTTGATGCCGTGGCGCAGGAACTCGGTCATCTGCTTCTGATCGGAAACCTCGATGCCGCAGAAACTCATCAGCGGGTCGCAGGCGAACCAGTCCGCGTTATGGCGCTTGATGAGTTCGGCCATGCGCTCGATGAACGCCGGACCGACTGAGCGGGTGTCGCGGTAGATGTGGAGGTTCTCGTCGAGGAGTCGCTCTTCGCCCGGGTGTAGCATCATGCCGTCCGTGATAGATTGGAAGGCCTCGGCCACGTCGCCCCCGTCGTTCTCGGCCTGCCCCAGGACTACTCGGAGCGGTCGCTTGGGCGTGATGCCGAAGAAGGGACGGCCAACGGCCAGAGAGATAAGCAGCTGAAGGGTGAAGGATGACTTGCCCACGCCGGACTGCGAGACGAGCAGCAGGGAGCCGCCCTTGCATAGCCATCGGTTCCCGATCAGACAGGTCGGGTCGTTGGCCGCGTCGAAGGCACGCAGGGATGAGAGGGGCATGGCCTCGGCGGTGTCGCGGGTGACCGTGCGTCCCTTGGCGGCCTTGAGTGAGCCCTCGGTGAAGGCGACCAGGGCTTCGGGGTCGGCGCCGTCTTCTTGGGCGTGCTCGAGGAGGCGGGAGGCCGTGAGGCTGATCTGGCGGAGGGAGGCCTTGCGCTTGATGAGGTCAGCCCAACCTGGGTTGAGGACGGACCCACCGACGACCGTGGTCAGTTCGGAAATGAAGTGGGCCTCGGCTGGAGACTTGGCGTCGCGTAGGCGTTGGGTGATGACGAGTTCGTCCGGCGAGATGCCGGCTTCGGTCGAGCGCAGGATGGCCGAGGCGATGTCGGCGTGCTTCGGTTCGTGGAAGTCGGAGGGGATGAGGCCTTCGGGCAAAGGCAGGGCGTCACGGAGGAGGACGCCGAGGAGGTGACGTTCCGCGTCTAGGGCGGCGGGGAGAGGCATAGGGAGGGAGGGTTGTGCCGATGTGCGGTCGGCTGGTCAAATGTTTAAACCTTACGCGGTGGCGGGCCGAAGTGGTCCACTAGCCGGAGGCGTTTCTTCGTGACGATGCGGAAGCGCTTCTTGACGAGCACCCCGATCTTGATGGCCCGCTCGATGTAGACGCTGGCGGTATGGGCGGCACCTAACTTCCACTTGTGTTGCCACTGCTCGCGGGTGAGGAAACCTTTGTCGGGCTTAACGGCGCTTCGGTTAATCTCGGCCATGACGGCGAGCAGCACCGGGTCGGAAGATGCCCTGGTATAGAGCAGCTTGTTACCTTTGCGGCTCATCGGCTCTTAGGGTTGAAGGTCTTGACGTCCTTGGTCCAGATCCATTGGTCGCCCATCTTGTGGACGAGCCATGCCTTATAATCGCCGCCGGCAGTTATAAAGCCCGCCACGAAGCCCGAGCCCCACCGGGCAGTCGCTAGGCGTTGGGCGCTATAGGCCATCTCTTCCTTGAGGCATAGGCATCCAGCTGAGAAGGCATTGCCGCCCCCGTGTTTGGTCAGGGCGATGCTAGCCAGGTTGTGCGTGTGGCCGTGAATCAGCGCGCCGCCTTGCTGGGCGTAGTGAAGGCCCTGGAGGACCGTTGCGTTGGCGCCGTGGGCATATCCGTGAATCATCGCCACCGGGCCGAGACGATAGACACCCTTGTCGGCGTGGTAGGGCAGGATGGTCTTGGCCCCGCACTTGCGGGCGTGGGCGTTGATGTGGTCCTTCACGCCTTGGCAGTAGTCGCGTACCAGGGCAGAGCCAGCGCCTTGCGCCGCGTCGAGCCGGTGCTCGTGATTGCCCCAGAGCCAGACGTTGGGCCGCCAGCGGTCGAAGAACTGCTTCCCCGCGTCGATGTCGGCCTGTAGGGACTCGGCGCTCTCCTTGTCCGTGCCGACGCCCTTACGCAGGGATCGGAAGTCATAATGGTCGCCGCCGGCAATCTTAATGACGCTGCTGCCCCCGAAGTCCTTGGTGAACTCGTAGAGGGCCGCCAGGGCCTCCGGGTCGGCCATGTCTCCGTGCGAGTCGGAGGCATAGATGAACTTAGTTAGTTTGCTCATGTGCGGGTTTAGGGGAAGGGGTCTCGTATTGCTTGAGCAGATCGTCGCGGCGCTTACGGGCGGCCATCAGGTTCTCGCCCAGGGTCTCGCGGATGTCCAAGCCGTCCTTGCGCAGCCGGAAGTAGTAGAGGTTCCCGAGCTTCTGCATATTGCGGTTGAGGGACTGCGGGCGGTCATACTGCGGGCGGTCGTGGTTCCCGTACTTCATGTGCGATGGGCATGACGCGAGGAAGTCTGCGCGCTCGCGGGAGATGCCGATGCCTTCCGCCCAGAGATAGTCCTCCTCGGTCAGTTTGCGAGGCCCGGGCTTGTCGCTCATAGGTTCCAGCTGAGGGCCAGATGCCGACCTTCTTGGATGATATGATTGCGGGAGTTAGGGGCGAAGACGAACTCCTGGTCAAAGGAGTGCTCGGCCTTGAGTTCGCATATGCTGTCGAGCTCTTCGTCGTTGGCGGGGCCGACGCCGGCGGTGGATACGAAGACGGTGCGGACCTTCCAGCCACGCTCCCAGAGGATGTCCTGACAGACTCGGACTTCGTTGAGATAGCGGAGGTCGGAGCAGACCACGGTCTCGGGGGCGACTTCACCGGGCGTCATCTGGATCGGCACGAAGTTGGCGAGGTTCTCGGCGAAGACGTTGACGTTGAGGGAGCGGGCGAAACGGCCAAGGGTGACGAGTACGTCCCGATGTTGGCATTTGAACTTTTCGTTATGGAAATCCCCTTCCAGATTGAGGCTCCACATGAAGTCGTTGGCCGCGTCTTTGAGGTGGTCTGCGAAGTTGGTCTTACGCGAGGGTCTCTTCGACCACTCGAGGATTCCAGTCGCGAGGCAATCCTTCCCGGCCCTGGCAAAGCCACTGATCAGGACGAGGGTCGGGGCGGCCATGAGGGTCACTTGCCGGAGGCCTGCATGGCCCGGGCTCGCTTGGCGAGTTTGGCGGCGATGCGGACCTGGCGGGCCGAGATGCCTAACTGGCGGCGTATGCGCCGAAGGGACATGTTAGGCGCCTTGATGAGCGCCTCCATGATTCCCTGCCGCAGCTTGAGTCGGTTGTCCATCAGAAGGGCGGGTTGGCTTCGTCGATGGCGGGGCGGTCGTTGACGACGGGCTTTTGCGAGCCCTTGGGGTAGGTCAGGCTGTAGGCGTACTTCTTGCGGCCGTTGGCGCCGACACCCTTGTCGGTGACCTCGACGCCGATCAGGCAAGTCTGGAGGAAGGCCGGACGCATGAACTCGATGAACTCGGCTTCGGAGCAGTCCATGCGGAGGAGGTCCTTGTCCTCGGCCCATCCGCCGTTGAACTTGGCGCGGAGAAGGTTGAGCGCCTTAGGGCTTCGGCTGCTGAAGTATTTCGAGAGGCAGTTACCCTTGTCGTCGCAGAAGAAGACGCGGTAGGAGATCGTGCCGGTCGGGTTGCCGGTCTCGCGGTCGGTGTCCGGGTAGAACTTGCCGAACTTCATCGGGAAGAGTTTGAGCTTATAGGTGCCGCTGACGGAGATGTCAGACAGCGGGGTCTTTTCGTTGTTGGGTTCCATGTTAGGCGAAGTTGATCGGGGTGGCGGCGGAGGTAGGCGCGTTGAGGTCGAGCGTCTGGATCTCGTCAGGGTAGCCGGGCCACTCGCCCAGGGCGGAGCAAGACTTGTAGAGGGTCACGGCCTTCTCGAAGTCGGCGACCGCGTAGGACGTGAGCTCAGGGCCGAGCTCGTAGACGGCCGTCGCCATCGTTTCCTTTTCGATGCAGGCGAAGCGGAAGCCGCGAGGGCGTTCCTTGGTCTCGATTTCGTAGACCGTGCGGTAGAAGTGTTGCTGGAGATTGTAGCGGAACGAGCGCACGGCGGCGAGGAAGCCCTTGGGCGAGGCGTCGAGGCAGCTCTTCAAGTCCCAGAGATAGCCGTCCTCGGAGACGAGGTCGATGGCCGACTTGAGCGGGCATCCGCAGTAGTCCACGGCGTACATCACTTCGGCCTTGGCGATGGTGACCTTATGCTTTGCGAGGAGATCGCGGGCGGCGGTGCTCATCTGCTCGACGCTCAGGGCGTCCTCGGCCTTTAGGATGGTCTTCCCTTCGTTGAGGGTGGCGAACTCGGCCCACGCGGCCTTGCCGGCGGTCGTGCGGCGGTCGATGCCTTCGGGGGCGGTGGCGTAGAGCGCCGGGTAGAGTTCGGGCTGGAGCACGGCGCAATGAATGGCCGAGCCGAGGATCAGGGCGGGCGTGGGCTCGCGGTCCTGGCTGAGGTAGTGCCGGTAGTGAAGGCCGGACTGGATGAGGGCCTTCGCGCCGCTGTAGTTAAGTGCGGCCGTGGCGTCGTAGGTTTTGCGGTCTGGGATTTGCATGTGCGTGTTGGGAGAAAGGGTCAGAGGGCGTCGTCTTCGGGAGGGCTGTCCTCCTCGACTTGTGCGGAGAGCCGGTTGCAGAGGTCGAGCGCATGGTCGGCAGCTAGGGCGATGCGGTCGAGATGATTGCGAAGGGTTCTTTCATTCGCGACGACGACCTTGATGCGGTCATAGAGGGGCTTGATGTGATAGGCCTCCTCGATGGCCTCGGGGTCGAGGGCGGTGACTTCGGTCTGAGCGGCGTGCAGGCAGTCGTCGAGACGGCCAGCGTCGGCGATCAGGTCGGCGGCAGGGGCATCCGGGCGCATGGCGGCCAGTTCGGCCGTCAGCTGCGCGAGGAGGTTTCGCATGTGTTCGCGGTTGGTCATTTGATTAGATGAAGTTCTTTGATTTCGCCGTTGGGGGCGGAGGTGAAAAAGCGGACGTTAGAGCGGGAGAGGGACGGGAACGTCTTGCGCTTCCATGCGTTCAAGTCGGTCATAAAGTCGGCCGACTTGCGGGCGGTGAACTCGACGTAGGGGAAGCCGTCCAGGAAGAGGAGGAGGGCGAACTGCTTGGGCACGGTGGCGGCGATGCGCTCGATGCCCTTAGGGAGAGTGGTCATTTGGTTTTGCGGGCCTCCTGCCATTCGGTGATGCTCGGGGGGAGTTGGTCGTCGCCAAGGAACTTGCGGCCTAGTGCGGTGTAATGAAATGCGAGCAGGTCGCCGGCGTTTCGGAGGGCCTTGTTCTCGCCCTGTAGTTCGGCGATACGCTGCACGAGCTTGGCCTCTACGGGGATGGCCTTCATGCGCTGGTCCCTTGCCATCTCGGCGACCCTTTCCTCCAGCGCCTTGATTCGGTTTTCGTAGTAGCTCATTTTCCGAAGCGGACTTCTTTCCACTTGGCGATGGTGGCGGTCATCACGGCCTTGGAAATCTGGCAGTTGATCATGCCGGAGCCGAGGATGTCATTCATGACGCGGGAGAGTTCGTTGCCGGCGTAGCGGAGTTCGGCGATGGACTGGGCTTGGTTCTCGCAGCGGGCCTCGGCGCGCTTAAGGGCCTCGAAGAAGAACTGCTCGTTATTGTCAGGCACGGTTGCGGGCCTCCTGCCATTCGCGGACGGCGTCGAGGAGCTGCTCGGGCTCCACGGTCTGAGCGTGTCGGAAGCAATACCAGAGGGCGTCGCCGGCTTCGCGCATGGCCTCGAGGCTCTCTTCGAGCTGACGGATGCGGGCATCCTTGGCGGCGTTGAGGTTCTGGTTGTGCAGGGCGCCGAAGGCCGCGTTGACTGGGTCGAACGGGTCGAAGGGTTTTGGGTCGCTCATCGGCGAATGACGTTGAGGAAGGCGGTCTGGTTTCCGAGGATCGTGGCGACGTGCTCGTCCGGGAGGTCGGTCAGTTTCTGGCCGTCCTTCAGCCAGCCCTTGCCAACGACGTAGGCCTTGGCCTTATCGGTCAGGTCGGAGGGGATGAAGGCAGTCCAGGGGCGGCCCGAGCCGGTGATGGTTGGGCGGGAGGCCGCGGCGCCGTCGTCGTCCGTGTCCACGCTGATGCCGCACAAAGTCGAGGCGGTCATGCGCCGGAGATAGGTGACCTTGGAGCCGAGCTGCTGTTCGTTGATGCCCTGGACGTTTACCATGACGGCCTTGGGCTCCTTGGGCATCGTCTCGCCAGATGCGCCATGCTGCAGAAAGGTCACGATGCCGACCTTGTTCTCTTCGCTGATGACGTACTGTACGAGGGCCACGTCGTGATCGGCGAATCCTTCTTTGATGCCGTCGAGCAGCGCGTCGAGTTTGACGTACTTCGCTTTGAAGGCAGGGTTGACTGCGTTGGCCTTCGGGTTGTGAAGCGCCTTGAGGGCGGCCACGAAAGCGGCGGTGGGGGTGCTGGGTTCTTTAGGCATAGGGAAAGGGGAGTCAGTCCTTGCGGATCAGTTCGCGAAGGTCGGGCTTGCCGATGGACGACTGGAGGACGGAGAGGGAGACCTGTCGGGTCTTGCCGTCGATGACCAGGTTGTAGGCGGGGCCGGCGGCCTTGATGGTGGGCGTGAGCGGCTTGGCTACGCGGCCATCGGGGAGCAGGATGTAATGCGTGCCGGGGATGACGGCGTAGGCCTTCATCTCGGGAGCGTTAGAGGGGTTTATTTTCTTCATAGGTCGGAAAGGTTTAGTTGATGGCGCCACGTTGGGCGGCGTCGTACAGCAGGACCGCGTCTGCGTTCCAGAGGGTGATGTCGAGGCGGCTTCCGTACAGTTCCAGCGCGCGGGCCTTGAGATGGTTCTTCCAGCCCTTGCCGTGGTCCTTCTTCTTGCCCAGGGGATGGGCGGACTGCCACGCCTGAGGCTTCACGCGGTGAATTTTCCAGCCCATGGCGACGGCGGCGCCGTAGATCATGCCGTAGTTCTGGGCGAGGCGGGCGATGGAGGCTGCAGGAATCTTCGGGCCGTAGCCGGCGACGCTCGGCTCTTCGAGGTAGAGCTCGACGTCCTTAGCCTTGAGGGAGATGTCGGCGATGAACTGGCAGACCTCCACGTCGGTCGGTGGCATCTTGTCGGCGTAGATCTCGGGCTCTCCGGTCTTCGACCACACGATGCCGCCGCTCTGGCCGGGGTCGACTGCGATAAGGATGTGCGCCACGGTCAAAGGATTCAGCGGGCGGTCACGTTCTGCGAGTCAAATAAATTGGCTACCCGTTCCGCGTAGTCGTTCGGCTGCCACCCTCGGTTGCGTGCGCCGGTCACGCCACGGTTCCAGCAGAGGGCGAGGACGGTCGGCGAAGGGTTAGGCATCCCCAGAGAGGAAAGCCGTCTCCTAAGGCAACGCAGATAGGCGGAAGCCATCATGTCCTGGGCGGTCGCGTCCCGCCATTGGAGCCAGGAGTAGGTCTGGCGGCCTTCGGTCATGAGCTGCGCGTTGGCGTCGGACCATGCGGAGGCCTTCATCTGGTACTTGCCACGCTCGCCGTGACGGCCGAGTGCCTTACGCTGATCTGCGAGGTGCCCGGTCTCGACGTCGCCAATCGCGGTCAGGAAGGCGGCGTCGGACTTAGCCTGGGCGG